CCTCCTGACCCACCCCCCCTCGCCCGCCGTGAAAGGGGTTGGTTCGGCCCCGGGATCGGTAGAGTCCGCTTACCCATCGGTGGTGGGGCAGAGGACTTTAAACAAATACATTCACCCGGCCAGACTCTCAATCTGGTGTCCGAGAGAAGAAGGCCCTGAGAAGCCTATGCAACGCACGTTATCATTGTATCATGGAACCGGCCTCTCCACAAAGTCGGGACACAATGTTAGACTTCCTCACCCGTAGCGGCTTCGGGCCCGCCTGCACTTTAATTCAGCTGATGCTTGCGTCGGTTGTTCTCGCTTCGCTTTACATCCTTGCAATCATAATTCAACTTTGCACTATGTGCAGGTTCATTTTTGATCCGGATATGTGGCCTGCATGGCCCAAGCCGGCGTACTCATTCAAGCCAAGTGGGGGAACACTTGACTTTGATGAAGGGGGCGAAAGGGGATCATGGTGGATTCGATTCCTTGAGTGGTGGTATGAGATCGCCATAATTAAGGCGCGCAGGCGCCCGATGCTTTCAGCATCGGGGGAAGTTAATTTGTCGGTCCCAGGGGGGGTGGACCGCACCAGTTGCGAAAGAGCGCAAGTCGCAAACGCACTCACTGGCCGCATGTTCAATGAGGCCCCGCGTCAGGCCCGCTTCTGTTTGCATTGCAACCAGGGGTTGGCCGAGTACGTGGAGCACAACCGAACCTCTACTGCAGTTGAGGGATGGGTCACCACTGTGATGATCCCGCGTTGTTGCAACGTGTGCCGAAACGGGCTTGATACCCATTTCGTACCCTGTGAATTCAGGCTTACGGAAGAGCAGTACTGGACGATGACCAGTATGCGCTCAGCGAAGAACGACGCCGCCAAGAAATCTGTGGATAACGCGATTTTGGTTGTGTCTGAAGGCAGATCTGTTGGGTCATTCACCCCGCAAGCTCAGATGACCATTGAGTTTTTCGGGTTGATCAACACCCTTCAAGCTACTCATTTAGTGATGCCTTGTTCTTCCAGGGAGAGCAAACAAGTCGCGGCTTGGCTAGAGCTCGTGGGGCGCGTGGGCACCCCCCGCCAGGTCATGCGCGAGGTCTTAGAATTGACCCCCAAACACGCGTTGACGGACCGAACGTACGCATCTGAATGGCGCCGGATGCTGCATCGTGCCCCGAACGTAAGTGTGGCAGAGTTCAGTAAGCAGTTGGCAATACATCACGCAAGCACGCATCATGCCACTGCTTCCCCTCCACCTGCCCCGGAAGCGCAAGCTCCTTTGACTGCGCCTCCCGCAATTGTGCAAGCTCCTTTGACTGCACCTGCACCTGTGGACCCATGCCCAGGCCATGCATGCAGCAGTGTTTTGCCCATTACCACTTTGGGAACAGCTATTTCACTGCCGCCGCCGGACACCCCACCGGCAACCCCTCCTCCCGGTCCCACGAGTGGCGGGAGCTCATTCTCTTCTCCGTGCTGCATCACTTCCGTCCAAGATATCAACTTGACACTTGTCAAGCCTTTGGTTGAGGCGCAGGAGCAGCTAGTACGCGAGGAGGGGGGGCTTCTTCCCGTAAGGGTAGTTGAGGGTTTAACCCAGGACGACCACGCCAGGTTGTCAGACGTCCTGGACGCAAAGGGGAAGCTCCCTGCCCCTAGGGCCTTACACGAGCGGTACGACATAAAACCACTCAATATGGCCAAATGGCGCGATGACATCGGGTACGTCACTGACGAGCATATCGTTCAGGTTGGCCCGCTGCTCTCAGCGTGCGTTATATACCATCCCAAGGACATGACCACTAAGACTGCATCTGCAGCCGTAAGGTGTGTTCAGCCCGGGGATTGGTACATCAACAAACCGCCGGAGGAGCAGCCACCCGACGTTGTTAGCCAGGGGTGGGATGTCCCACGCATCGCACGGTTCCGTAAGGAAATCTCTGCAAAGCTCAAGCGCTACACTAGCGTCTGTAAGGCCACGGTCTTCTCAGCCAAGAACATAGCGCGCTTTGTCAGTCAGATGCCTTTCATTTGTGAGCTGAAGAACGGCAAGATGAGCCGCGAGCGGTTCCTTGAGTTGTTAGGCGACATGCGGAAGGCTACTGGATTGCCTAGCTTGAAAGGAAATATCAAGCTTGAGATAACCAGCAAGCCGGGGAAATCGGGACGCATCGTAATCGATTGTTCCCTCGAGCGTACCGTCGTCGAAACGGTCGTGGCCTATGTGTTTGACCACATGCTATTCGAGCACTGCCGAGATATATCCATCAAAGGACAATCACGGGCAGAGGTGCTGGATCAAATATCCGTTGAGTTTTCCAAGCCGATTCCAGGTTTGCGTAACCCAGTGATCCCTGAATTGGATCAGACTGGGTTCGACGGACACAACAGGACGTATCCTAGCGCACCAGGCAAAGATGAGCGTGTTGGGGTCTTCGCTTCGTTGATGAGTGTTTATCATCACGTCGCGACGTGCATCCCGA